ACCCCCCCCGTCCTGGGGGCCCCCCCCCCGCGGGGGGGGGGGTCGGGGGAGGCTGTTAAGTTTCTTATGTCCGCCTTGGTTGTCGTGAACAATCTCGTAGGGCTTGTGCTTGCTTGTCTGAATAGCCATACGGTAAGCGAGATATTGCGCCTCGTAATCCTCACTATCGCTGATGTGCCAGCCAAGCATCACCTCACTCATCGCATCAATGACGACATAGACCTGTGTGGTGCGCACCTTGCCAGCATCATCCTTATAATATAGGTTCAGCTTCGTGCCATCACCATACCACAACGCATCACGTTTCGTTGGCAATGCCGTCCGGTGCTTACGTCCGAACTTTTGTCGTGCAGCCTGCTCACCATGTACAGCATCATACCATAGTGGCATAATTGCAGCACTGTTCAGCCATCGCTTCATACCGCTAAGGCTTTTCAGTGGCTTCCAGCCGTTTGCTTCTGCCTGGCAGTTTGCCTCTTCAAAGAGCTGCGCATCAGTATAGACAGGAACTCTGCAACGCTTCAGTGCGATGAGTAGCTGTCCGAACTCGTCTGTTATCTTCTGTGTGTTCTTATTTCCAACCTTACCGCTGATAAGGCTCTTGTAGCCATCTGCCTTGAAAGCCTTAATCTTTGCTTTCAGTCGTGCTTCATTTTGTGGAAGGGAATGCTGATACTCTTCACGCATAGCTTCAGAACTCTGATAGATTACCTCCCAAACTCCTGCGGTGCTGCCGTTCAGACTCTGACGAATTGCTCTACGCTGTGCCATCATCTTTAACAGTTCTTTCAGAACACTCGCATTAATGGTGTACTCTTCAATGAGCTTCTCTGTAAGATGTTCCTGCTTGCCGTTCTTCTCGTAGGTGAAGTTTTCAAAGAACTCACGTGCCTCGCTGTCCAGCTTGATGCGGTCACACATCATTGCTTCCTTCATTCGCTGCTCTGGATCACCGTATCGTTCCATATACCGAGCCTTGTATTTCTGAGGAATGGAACTCCATGCGTAAAGCGTATAGCCACCCTCACCACCGAACCGATGCACACGGGAAATCTTTCCTTTTGAAGCATACACATTCAGTGTACCCTCCTTGAAGATAGGATTGCTGCCCGATGTCAGTTCAGGGCTTGTTACGCACAATATTTTATTGAAATACTCCATTCCTTAATTAATTTTATTAATTTTGCAGAAAAAGCACAATGGAAAATATACTCTTTATCTGTAAGTTCTCTATAACTTTTCCCAGATTCGACGCAGATGTTCCTGGTCGAAAGGATAAAATTGGCGTGATATATAATCATCTTGTAAACTGTGCTCGGCTTTGGTTCGCACAGATAGGTGAAGATTACAAAATTGAGCAACCTGACTATCCAGACGGATTGACAAATCAGCATCAGCGCACTGATTTGATATACTTATATCGATTATTGGAGAAACCTTCTTCAATCGTACATATTGCAAAACTCTGTGAAGGATATGCAGGCGTTTTGTCTCTGTGCTTTGATGCCGACATTCAAGTCGATTACCCTTTAGAACTACCTGCACATTGCCAGTCACCTTACAATTTAAGTGAAGGTGACGAGTATGTCCCCCCGACTTATCTGAAATAATTGTTCTTTCCATAAGATATTTTTATAGGCTCATCGCCATCAATTCAACTTCACTCTGCAACTCCACGAAGGCAGGTATGTTCATATCTTGCTCTCGACGTGTCACAATTCCATCAACAAAGACACTCACGCTGCCATCCTTGCGATAAACAACTATCTTCACTCGCTCACCGAAGGTCTGTGTCATTGTCTGTTCAGCTTCTTCGTGAGTAGTCTCAACGTCAGCCTGTTTCCAATTAGGAGTTCCATTCAGCTGTGTTAGTGCTGTAAAGCGAATCTTCCTTGCAAGCTCGCTGTCACTTTTGAAGTTCAGAGCCTTCCATACCATTACTGTGGTGCAGTTAAAGACTTCACAGAGGTGAGCCTTACCTTTCTTACTTACATAGATTTGTTTTTCCATAATTCCTTTCTTATAATGTTAATCTTGTAGGCGGTGGGGAATCGAACCCCAATCGCTCCGATGCTTTTAATTCCGTGTCCGCTACCATTCGGACGTAGCCGCCTTTTTGTTAAATATCTATATTACAAGCCAACTCTGTGAATTTAACGAGCAGCTCCTGCTTTGCCTCAAACTCAAGCACTGCTGCCAAATGCTTCATCCCACCTACACAGCTACTACCTATTTTGATCTCTATAAGCTCTTGTGTTAAGGTAGAGATTACATCCATCATATACGCCTGTATCGTTTCAAGGTCACTCTTTTCTGTTTCCTCCAACAGCAGGCTATAATATTCTTTTTTGATTTCAAGCTTGTACAACATATCTGCATAATTCTGAAAAAAATCCTGATAGTTGTCTGATAACCCACTGTAACATTCTTCCATCTTGTTATTTATACTTAAAAGGCAAGAAGTAATCTCCTTCTCAACACTTTCTTTCTGCTTAGCATACGCTGTTAAATCTTCTGTCTTCATAATCTTTAATCTTTATTTTTTGTTATTCACGCCCCTTTTTTGTATCTTTGGACGCTGTTAATAAACTTAACACACTGCAAAGATAATACGCAAATGCGAATAAACAAAATTATTTCGCAATTATTTTACGCGAAAGCGCAAATTATTAAACAAATGGATATCAATAAACGCTTTGAAATTATAATAAACTCTGTTTACAATGGTAATCAGAGTGCCTTTGCAAAGGCTATTGGAGTTACTCCTACAGTGATTGCCAACGTAGTAGGGGCAAGGCAGGGCAAGCCTTCTTTTGACGTAATATCAAAAATATGCGCAAATGCGAATATATCTGCGGAGTGGCTTCTCACAGGCAATGGGGATATGCTCAAACCCACAACAGAAGAGTCACAAGTAAAGGTGAAGCCTATACACCAACCTCGCAGCATAGAGAAAAAAGAAGATACGCGAGTAGTATATCTCTATGATTTTGAAGCTACTGCAGGACTAAAGGCTCTATTTGCCAACAACAAGCAGAACATTATTGACACGATCAAGATTCCCAATCTTCCCAAGTGCGATGGAGCGATTCGTATAGTGGGTGACTCTATGTATCCTTTGCTGAAGTCTGGTGATATCATCTTATATAAGCAGCAGTCGCCCGACATGAATAATCTACTCTATGGGGAAATGTACCTTCTCTCCTATGATATTGACGGAGAAGACTATATCGTGGTAAAGTACATCCGCAAGTCCGAAAAGGGCGAACCATTTGTTACGCTCGGATCAGAGAATCCTGCCTATGCGGCAAGAGACATTGACTTCCGTCGCATCACAGCCCTGGCACTCGTCAAGGCTTCCGTACGCATTAATTGTATCATCTGATTGACATATATATTATGATAGACCCAGAGAAGACCGAACTTGAAGAGTTCTTGAAAGAATATACCAGAGCACGACGTAATGCAGTGTTCTTTATTGAGAACTATTGGAACAAGCTACATCCTGATAATCCCATCATACTCACAGATGATGAGAAGCAACAGCTTTATAAAAGATTTAGAATGGCACCGTTAGTTCATGATATTGTAGCCTATACAAAACGCTTGGAAGAACTGCGAGCAAAGGGCTACAAAGATTGGGAGATTGACGCATAACTATATTCAATTATAACACGTCTAATAACTTAAGTTTATATTATATGAAAGAGAAAAAGAAATGGAGTGAGAGGACTCCACAAGAAAAGAAAAAGGCAAGGCTAAATCTTACTATATTAGCGGTTATTGGCTTAATCGTAGTATCAGTATTGGTTGCAGGTGCATTTAGCGACTCGCCAGAACCACAAGAGAAGAAAGAACCTGTAGCTGTTGTTCACAATGACGTATTAGATGCTTCAGTACGCCAGGTAAAACAGTTCTTAAAAAAGAATCTGAACGATCCTGAAAGCTATGATGGTGTTGAATGGAGTCTAGTATCACAGAACCCACACACCAAATGGTTCATAGTACGTCATAAGTACCGTGCAAAGAATCAATATGGTGCAACACAGATCTACAACCAAATCTTTACACTTGACAGCCTGGGCACAGTTATAAGCATTTCTGATGTTGAGTAAAATACTTAAGCTATAGTATGTCTAATACTTTCGATAGTTTAAGTAGGTTTATATAATCCTAAATATTTTTATTAACTAAACTCTATTAACAATGAAAGATTTTAATATAGATATTCTCAAAGAGAGAATTTCTACTCAGTATACAGACATGAAAGGGATAATTGCCATTGATGGACATAATTATAGTGACCTGTGGAAGTTGTGCACTGATAATGGTGTTGATTTGGCAAACTGGTTCTTAGTTGGTTTGGAATGTTATGATTTCGAACCTTTCGGAAGACATGATCTTCACGCAATGGCATACGTGATAAAAAGTGAAGATTTAGAAAAAAGACATGATGCAATAGCCAGTAGGTTGCAGGATACAGGTAAAGCTGAAATTCATATCAAGCATTTTACCGTTCCATATAGCCAAATATCAAAATACATCAAGCGACTCCACATAGGGCTCGTTTCTGAAATATCAAGTAGTATCAGGAACGTTACATTTATAGATGATGGCAATGAATAGCAATCCCATTTGAGTTCGTTTTTGCAATCTGAAATAAACATTCTTATTATAGGTAACCAATCATCAAGGGCATCCGCACATTTCTCATGCAGATGTTCTTGCATAGTTGTCTCTGCGTATTTAAGCATAGACTCAAACCTATGTAATGCACCATTTGCACCCATAAGCGCAACCTCTCTTTCTACATATTCACTAAGCCCCTTATATTTCATATCTTGCTCTAAATTTATGCGTGAAAAGTGATGATCTGACTTCCACGCGCACACTTTTTAATGATTTTACACCACAAATATAAGCGAAATCCGCAATAAATCAGGCATTTCAGGAAGTTTTTTAATTTTATCTCATTGTACTATACCCCTCCTTATACGGAATAAATGGGGGGGGGGTAAATGATTAAAAATAGGGTCTATCCGCTTCTTTTCGTCTTTATTAGGGGGGTGAATGTGGGTAGAAATACACGAAAAGTGTTAAGGTAACTATTAAGGTAACTATCACATTTCGTTTTATTTTATTAAAGTAACTGTTAAGGTAACTATTAAAGTAACCCTATTTTTTGCCCTAAAATTACCCGTTTTTCAACCCAACAGAACGCAAAAACGGCTTTCAACCGTTCAAAAACGTATTGAAAGCCGTTCAACTATCGTTCAATCAGCCTTTTAGCTGTTCAGATATACCCTTATTTTGTCACCTTTGAGCGTATAAGCTCACCAGCCCTGATACAAGCCTTTTTGTTCAGAACAACCCCTCCCTTGCTCAATCCTACACACTCCAGCGAACTTTGCTTAATACCTATCTCCTCAGCCGTCAGAACGCTGTAAATCGCAGGAATCGAACCAAAGTAATAATTCTTCCTCCCTTTCATCAATTGTACGTGTATTACCTTTGTCATAGTTATCTCTTTTTGTTTGCAAATATACAAAATAGTTACTATATACGACATTTTAAGCATATAATATTTTACTAAATGCGTAAAATAAAAAGTAAGCTGTAAATAGCCTACCTCATCAATTTATACATAAAACAACCCTGTCACAACTATTCCCTTCGCCTTCGTCGCCGTCAATACTCCTTACACTATTAAGTACCCACACTCAGGCTTAAAACGTCTCAAATCGCCCCATTTACCCTCTTATGTAACATTATTCTCGCAAACATCGTTCAAATGCTCATCGAATGTAACGCAAATGTAACACGCTTGTAACATTTCGTTTTACGCTCCGTTCATCCTCTAATATTCGGTAACTCTCTGATATACAAACAACATAATCACGTCAACCCAACTATTGTATTTACACATTTCGTTTTACCCCCCTTATCAAACACGCTATCTTTCAAATTATTTTCATGAAAAAAAATATTTATTTACGTGAACAGAAATATTTTTTTTCATGAAAATAAATATTTCTCCTTATGAAGATAAATTAAGACTAACTTAGTATAAGTACTAAGTGGAATACTGTTACACGTTTTATTATCCTATAAATCATTGCATAACAAATAGGTTTTCTCATTTTTTTTTCGTACATTTGCAAGCATAGTATAAGGAGGAATTCCATTCATTTGTAGACAAGTAATAGAATCTTGATGGATAATAAGAGTGCAACTTTAGAGTTAGGAACTAAACCAGTAGGTAAATTGCTGGCACAATATGCTTTTCCAGCAATTATTGCTATGATAGCAGCCTCGCTCTATAACATAGTAGACCGAATATTCATTGGTCAGATTGTAGGACCAATGGCTATATCTGGTTTAGCTATTACCTTTCCTTTTATTAACCTTGGAGCTGCCTTTGGTGCGGCTGTCGGAATAGGAGCATCTACATCTATCAGTGTGAAATTAGGTCAGCGTGACTATGAAACGGCTGAGAATATTCTTGGTAATACGGTAACATTGAATCTGATAATAGGAAGTACTTTTGGCATAATCTGTCTTATATTTTTAGATCCTATCTTACGTTTCTTTGGTGCCAGTGACGCAACAATCCCATACGCTCGTAGTTTCATGGAGGTTATCTTAGCTGGCAATGTCATCTCGCACATGTATTTTGGTATGAATGCCGTACTACGTGCAGCATCAAAACCTCGACAGGCTATGATGGCAACGATTTTCACTGTATTGATAAATATAGTATTAGACTTTATCTTTATCAGACTCTGGGGCTGGGGGATTCGTGGTGCAGCTTTCGCCACAGTCTTATCACAAGCATTGGCATTATGCTGGCAGATGAAGCAGTTGACTAACAAAGATGAGATTTTACATTTAAAGCGTGGAATCTATAGACTTAAAAGACATTTGGTTGAGAATATAATTTCAATCGGAATTTCTCCATTCTTGATGAATGCATGTGCTTGTATTGTGGTTATTTTCATGAATAATCAGCTTGTAAAATACGGTGGCGATATGGCTGTTGGTGCTTTCGGCATAGCATATAGTGTAGCCATGATTTTTATCATGTTTGTCATCGGATTAGACCAAGGTATGCAGCCTATTGCTGGATATAACTATGGTTCTCAGCAGACCGATAGACTTATGCGTGTATTAAAACTTACGATTTTTGCTGCAACAGGGATTATGGTTACAGCTTGGTTAATAGCACATTTAGCTCCATATTACTGTGCCCGTATGTTTACAAAAGACCCTGAATTAATTCGTCAGTCCATCAAGGCTATTCAAATAAACATGATGATGTACCCTATTGTTGGATTCCAGATGGTTGTAACAAACTTCTTTCAGTGTATTGGTAAAGTAAAAATAAGCATTTTCTTATCTCTTTCTCGCCAACTACTATTCTTAATACCACTACTGGTTATTCTCCCAAACTTCTTCAATTTAGATGGTGTATGGGCCTCATTGCCTTCAAGTGATTTCTTAGCATCATTAGTTGCAGCAATCATTATGACTATATATATGCGTCGATTGAAACAAAAGAGTATAAACAATCAAAACTTAAAATCATAA